TGTTATAACCAGTCCACCATATTGGGGACTCAGAGATTATGGAGTCGAAGGACAATTTGGATTAGAAAAAACCTTTAATGAATATATAAATAAACTTTGTGGCATATTTGATGAAGTTAAAAGAGTGTTAAGAAAAGATGGGACTTGCTGGGTTAATTTGGGGGACACTTATGGTGGTTCTGGAAATGGTAGTTGGAATGCTCCGATAGAAATAAGGGGAAAACAGTATCGCAAAACTTGTAATATTGACCAGGAATACTTAGCGCCACCGAGAGAATCAAAGAATTTAGCAAAGTCTCTTTGTCTTATTCCCTTTCGATTTGCGATAGAGATGAGCAATAGGGGCTGGATATTGCGGAACACGATAATATGGCACAAGCCGAATTGTATGCCTTCAAGTGCGAATGACCGATTCACGGTGGACTTTGATTATGTATTTTTCTTTGTTAAGAGCAAAAGTTATTGGTTTGAGCAACAGTTTGAATCACAAATTGATTGGAGACTAAGGGACCGAATAAATGGTAAATATAAGAATGAGGGATTGGCTAATGGTTTATCAGGTGAAATAAATCCTCAAGGTCGCAACAAGCGGTGTGTATGGACAATTCCAACACAGCCATTTAAAGAAGCACACTTTGCAACTTTCCCTGAGAAGTTAGTCGAGCCGATGATAAAGAGTGGTTGTCCTGAATTTGTATGTAAGCAATGTGGCAAAGCAAAAGAGAAAATAATGAAAACAGATTATATCGTGCATAAAGAAAATCCCGACCGCAAGAAAATAACCGAAGAAGGCAGAGAAGCAAATAATTTTGGCAGTATGAGATATGCAAAGGCAAGTTCAGTTCATACAGAATTAGGCTATACCGATTGTGGTTGTAATGCTGGATTTGAAGGCGGTATAGCATTAGACCCATTTGCGGGTGCAGGAACGACCTGTCTTGTGGCAAAAAAACTGGATAGAAAATATATCGGCATAGAAATGAATCCTGAATATTGCGAAATGGCAGAGAAACGATTGGCAGAGATTAAATTTATTGAGCAGTTTATGATATGAAGATAATTACTCTTATCGTTTCACATTATGATTATGAGAGCGTATTGTTTCAATATGAATGGCACAAGGCTATTTGCCAAGATGTGAAGGTGATATGGAATGTCTACGGAAAAGATAATTGTCTTAATGACATTGCTCAATTAAATAGCGATTTTATTTTTCGATTATATCCGAACTGTTATAAAACTCTTGCCCATATTTACGCAAGTTTTGTGAATGATTATCAAGCCGATTATTATGTGCTAATGGAATCGGACGCATTCATAATCAAAAAAGGATTCGATGAGAAATGTGTCGAGCATATGTTCAATAAGAAGATTGACGCAATGTTCCCAACCGTAACAGATGGGATTCCTATGATAACGCAATCGTCAATACTGGGATTCGTTGTCATCAACAGACAGGCATTAGAATTTTATCACCACAACAAAGACATTACGGTCTGGCACGAACAGGATTTTGTGCGATGCCTGGCAAGACAAAAATTTCGAGTGATGCCTAATCCGTTCATCGATTGCAATGTTTTCAAATATCTCGAAGATAAAAAGAGTTTATCTATCGTCGACATAAAAAAATATCGAAATACGACAGGCGTTGTGCATCCCGTCAAGGCGGATGAATATCAAATCTTAAATGAATTAAAAAATTAAAAAGGAGCGAAACAAAATGTTTAAGAAATGGCGATTGCAAAGAGAGTTGGATGTAAGGGTTCTTGAAAGTAAATTAAAGCTTTTAGAAGCCCTGCCTAATGTTCCTATTGATAAATCAGAGCCGGGCTGGACAGTTGTGTCTTCTGCTGGCTCATCATCAAGAAAAGAAGATGAGTTCACGGCTTATGACCTTGAGACGCTTCAAAAAGAAGCTCTCAAATTCTATTATCAAAATCCTATTGCAAGACAAATTATAAGAATCTATGTCTCATATACTTTTGGAAAAGATGTGCAATTCAGGTCGATTGAGGAAGACGAAGAGAAAAATAAAGAGTTGATGTCTTTGTGGAAAAAATGGAGAGAAGAAAACTTTTCATCGGCGAAATTAAAAGAGATGGGAATACGTTGTTTTAGAGATGGTGAAAGCTTTATCAGAATATTCAAAAAGGGCGAGGCGGGAGAATTCAAGTTACGATTCATATCTCCTGAAAATATTTCTAATCCATCGGGACAGATAAGCTGGGGAATAGAGACAGACCCGAATGATGTCGAGACGCCTTTGTTTTATTACTATGTTTTGAATGGCGTCTTAAAAGAAAAAATCCCAGCTGATGAAATTATACATATCAAAATCAATGTTGATTCAGATGTTAAAAGAGGACGTTCAGTCTTAGAACCGATTATGAAATGGAATAAGAAATATGAGCAGTGGCTTGATGATAGAATCATCTTGAACAAAATCAGAAATTCAGTTGCTCTTATAAAGCATATTGGACAAACATCTGCGGTCTCTACAATTGTTGATAATCAGAAAACGAACTCAGGCGGAATAACTGGCAAGCAAGATATGTTCAAACCCGGTAGCGTTTTTACCGCAACCGATAATGTCAAATACGAAATGTTAGCTCCTAATGTAGAGGCAAGAGACACGGCAGTTGATGGAAGAAATATTTTGCTTTATATCGCAGCCGGAGTCGGGCTTGCAGAATTCATTATGACAATGGATGCAAGTAATGCGAATTATTCATCGACAATGATTGCTCAAAATCCAACGATAATGATGTTTACGGATTACAGGGAATTTTTCAGCACATATCTCAAAAAGATTTTCAAGACATTCGTAACTAATCTTATTGAGGACGGATTAATTGATGAAGATATTTCAACTGATTGTGAAATTACTTATCCCACAATTATCATTGAGGACGTTCTCAAAGAAGTTCAAGCATTAGAAGTTCTTATGAATAATGGCGCAGTTTCAAGACAGACGGCTTGCGAGAAGGCTGGATATGTTTGGAATGATGAGCAGGCAAGAATTGAGAATGAAGATAGTAAACTCCTTAAGAAGATGGAAAATAAATGAACAAGTATCGAGCAATTGCGGACATAGATAAATATCTCGACAGAACATTGCGTAATATTTATACGAATGCCTACGATGAAATTGCAAATGAGATTAGATATAATATTCGACACGGCATAATTCCTTCATCAAGAACTGTTAGTATTAAGAAAAAAATTGAGGATGTTTTTAATAAACTGAAGACTCAAGTTCCCATTACTATTGAGAATGAAATCTCAAATCAAATAGCAAAATTAATGAGCGATGAAAAGCTGAGTATTCAAAACAGTCTTATCGCAAGAAGTTCGGCATTCAGGTTTATTGACATAGATTCACCTGCAATTTCAGAGCCTTTCATAAGAAACATTTTGAGAAATGGGATTGACGGCGTTCCTATTTCTTCGAGAATCTGGATATATGGAAATCAAATCAAAAGAAAGTTGATGACTACAGTAGGGAACTATATTACTCAGGGGATGTCCGTAGAAGAGCTTATACCTTCAATCAAACCGTTTCTATTAGAGCCACAAGGCTATGGAATGATGAATGGGCTTGTGAAAAGATATAAGACATTAGCAAAACGATTTAAAGATGTTGACCCTGAGAAATATAGAGAATTTATGCGTAGATCAAAAATGATTGACGCTTCTATTCCACGAGTCGGAACTGGGGTTTATCGAAGTGCTTACAAAAATGCGTGGCGATTATCGGTTACAGAATTTAACAATGCCGCCCAGTTGACCAATCTTGAATATTATAAATCGCTTGATTTTGTTAAGAAAGCAAAATGGAATCTTAATCCGATTGGACATCATTGCGAGACTTGTTTGAGTTATGCTGCGCATAAACCATTTAATCTTGACGACTATCCAAATAAGCCACATCCGATATGTCGATGTTTCCCAACTTCGGTCATTGATTATGATTATTTGTATCAGAAATATGGGATAACCCAATAATATTTTTTACCAAAAAGGCAGATGAGATGAATCATAAGTTTAATAACCGCAATCAACTAATTTTTGGCGTTGGCGTAAACGGACAACTCGAAGTTATTTGTCCGTTGACTCGGAAACCAGTATTTTTGTATAAGTGTGGCAATTGCATTTATAACGAAGTGGTAAACAAAAATACGAAAATCATTATTTGCTACACGCCGAGTTTTCAAAATGGAAAAGAGAATGAAGATAAAAAAATTAGCAAATCTGTCAAAACAAAAGAGCAACGAAGCTATCGAAAAAATTAAATCTCTCTTTTCTAATACTACCCTCATCTTCATATCAGAAAAACCAATCAGGCAAATTTTAAAAAATCAAAAGCTGAACTTTTATATTATCGAGTGAGGAAAACTATGCCCTGGGAAGAAAAAGAAAATGAGATAAGACATATAGTCAAAGAACCTGGCTTGTTTCAACAGGACTCGTTTAGAAGCATTGATATTGAGAAGGGCGTTAGATTTGTTATCGGAAAACTTATTGGCGAAAAGACGACAACGGTTCAATCGGTTAGATTCGATAATAATGTTTTTACATTAGCTCAGGCAAAGAAATGGGTCGAGGATCACAAAGATAAATTCGAGCAATACAAGGAGTGCAATATGAAAAAGGGTGAATTAATAGATTTTTTTGAGACGCAAATTACAAAAGAAAATATCGACATCGAGAGCAGGACTATTAAAAATGTGTTAGTTCTTCAAGAGAAGTCTGCCAATAATCGAATCTATCCGAAGGAAGTTCAAGAGAAAGCCGTTCCGCTTTATGAGGGGGTTAAATCTTTTGCATATCATTATGAAAAGGATAAAAAAGAAGAGCGTAGAGTAAAAGATTTGATAGGAAAATTTACTAATCCTCATTATGAAAATGGACAAATTAGGGCTGATTTAAAGTTGCTTAAAAATCAATCTGATTTTATAACTGACTTAGCTGAAATGAATATAAAGGGGGTTGGCTTTTCCCATATAGCCAAAGGCGTCGTTGCCAAAAAGGGCGAAATTGAGGAAGTTGGGGAAATTACGAAAGTTGTATCTGTTGACCTTGTCATTGACCCCGCAACAACAACAGCATTTTTTGAAGACATAAATCGAAAGGAGCAAGACGAAATGGATATGAAAGAACTTACAATGGAGAAATTAAAAACAGACAGACCTGACCTCGTTGAGCAAATAGAGAAGACTGTAGCAGAAAAATCAAAAGAGGAAATGGATAAACTCAAGGCTGATATTGAGAAAAAGGATAAGACAACCCTCATTCAAGAGAATATTAAAAAACGTGGAATCACGTTTACAGACAAAAAGAGTGAGAGTGAATTGGTCGAATTTTATTCTACGAAAACTAAAGAGGATATTGAATCCTTCTTTAAATTCTATCCAAAAGGCAAGGCTGAAAGCACGGAAAAAGACATTGATGAAAAACTTAATGCTGACAGGAAAAACGCCTCTCCTGATGAGGATTACATCAAGGCTGCTCAGGATTAATGAAATAAATTTATCACTGTTTCAATAAATAATAATTATAACGAAAGGAGTCTACTTATATGGCTAATAAGAATCGCTATAGATTCGGATTAATGGAAACTGCGGCTTATGCAGTAGCTTCGGCTACAATAATTGAGCAGGGCGATATGCTTGGTGTTGATGTTGCAACTGGACTTGTCTATCCCGCTAATGATGAAACTTGGGATACAAACCTTGCAACAACCCAAGCGGCTTTTGCCGCAAAATTTGCTGGCATAGCTATGGATGCCTCTCCTGCTGGTTCAACCGCCCCGATTAATGTTGCGTTGACTGGAGTATTTGCAATGGCTCAAGCTTCTGCAACACTTGCGTTAGGTGCAGCCGTTTCCCCAGCACAAGTCGGAACGACATCAAAAATCGCAAGTCAAAGCGTTGTGGCTTCAACACCACGTATTGGGAAAGCGGCAAAATGCTATGCTGCGGTAGCAACAGAAGTCCTCATTAGAGTTCGTGCTGCACAAATGCCAGCATCCGCTGCGGCTTCCTAATAGGAAAGCATTAATCAGTTTTTTGTTTTAAAATATTAAAGAAAGGAGTTCTATAATGTTGGATATAATTCAACGCAAAACACTGAAAGAAATCGCTCAAAAAGACGGCATTAATGTCTTTACGGAAAAGATTTCAAGTCTCATAAATGAAAATAAAATCCATCCAAAAGAAATGTCCATCGCTGAAATATTCGAAGCTTGCGGTGGAGAGAGAGATATTCACAGAAAAACGGTTGTATTCAGAGAGTCAATTGGTCCTGCTGCATTCTCAGTAATTACAAGCGCACTCATTAATAAAATGGTTATTGAAGGTTATTCGACTCAGTTATTGCCCATCGATAAGCTTTGCACAAATATGCCCTCTAACTTACCTAACGAAAAGGTTGCTGGATTCACGGAAATGGATGAGCCAAAAGCAATCGCTCCGGGTGGTGAATACGAAGATTCGGATTTAACGGATAAATATGTAACCACGGGCGAAGATACGAAATATGGTCGCTTACTCAATATTACTGAGGAAGCCGTATTATTCGACCAGACAGGACAATTGCTAACAAGGGCTTCGACAATTGGTGAAAGAATAATAAACTATAAGTTCAAAAAAATCATCTATCAAATTACTGATACAGGGACTGATGTTTATTATCCATCAGGAACGGCGACGGCTCTTTATGCTGCCGGGAATTCTCAAGTAAATGCTCTTGCAGATTATACGGATATTAATCTTGCCGAAGTAAAATTAGCGGCACAGACAGATGATAGGGGCGAGAGAATTGAATTTCCTGAAAATGGTAAGAGTCTTTTAGTTCCTTCGACATTAAAAGCAACGGCTTGGATGATTATTAATGCAACAGAAATTCTGAAACAAACATCTCCGGTTAAGAATCCTTACGCTGGTCTTGATTGGGTTTCGTCTACTTATCTTGATTCTCTTGCAACTGGGACTTGGTATTATGGTTTTTTCAAGAAAGCATTTTTCTGGAAAGACACAATCCCACTACAAGTGCTTAGACAGGATGGACAACAGGTCGGAGATAGTTGGAAAAGAGATATTGTTGCAAGCTTCAAGGTTCGTTTCAGAGGCAAATTGTTTGCAGTAAGTAATGTTTATATCATAAAGAATACTGCGAGTTAATTGGTTTTCTATTCTCCTTTTTTGGATATAAAGGCAAAGAGCCTTAAGAAATTTTGCCTTGGAATAGGGAGGCTTTATGCCTCCCATTTTTTTAAATAGCGGGTTCGCCAAGAGATAAGGCACCTGTCTCATACGCAGGTCATCGGGAGTTCAATTCTCCCACCCGCAACTAATTGAGGATATATCAATGCCTTATACAAAAGATGAATTAATCACAAAGATAAAAGCAATTGATGTTAAGTTAGATGCTCTTGTTGAATCCGATGTTGTGAGCTATAGCGTAGGTTCGGTATCAATGAGCAAAATCCAATATGCCGAGTTCTTGGAAAAGAGAAGGGCGATATATGTGGAGATGCTTAAGAGTGTTTCGGTCGAAGATGTTTCTGCTGTTGATTATGAGATTTCAAGATTCGGTGAAGACGATTCAAAATATCTTGGTGATGAATATTAATGGTAATAGACTTAGATAAAATAAAAGCTGATTTCAATAATATCGCTCTTAATGAATTGACTAATGACATCTATGTTGTGAGGGCAAAAGAATTTTCTCCGAACTCGATAGGAGATAATACAAGACAATTTGAGATATTGAGTTTTTTGGGAACGCCATATTTGAAATGTCGTAGAAGCCCAATTGGTCGTGTCGCTGGTTCATCAAGAATAATTGGGACGATTCCTATTGATTTCGAAGATGAGGAAATATTCATAGGAACACAATCGGCATTAACGGGATTAATTTTACATCTGACTTTCAATGAAAGCGATGACTATAAAATAATTGCTTATGACAAATCAGGTAAGGGATATAACGCAACGCTAACCAATTTTGTTGATATAGAGAATGCAAGAGTTGGAAGTCGCTTTGGAATTGGTTTTGCTGGGAACTTCAATTCGTATACTGATAATTATGGACTGATAACCGACAATGCAGACTTGAGATTGTTAAATAATTTTTCAGTTTGCTTCTGGATATATCTTTTATCGCTGAGCAATCACAGCTTCATTCTTGATAAATATTACGCAGTGGGATGGCGTTGTCAGGCGGTTTATCAGACTAAGAAAATATGTTTTAAAATTAATGGCGAATTTTATTATTCAACCGATAATTCGTTAGACATAAATAATTGGTATCATATAGCGATTACAAGAAATGATACTAATCTGAAAATCTATATCAATGGTGTGGAAAATAGCAGTTATGACGCTCCCCCAAAAGTCAATACGCTTTCTAATAATTTAATTATTGGCAATAACAACACTTTCGATTGTAAGTTGCGAGGATATTTAGACGATTTAAAAATATTCAATGTAGTCCTGACACAAGACCAGATAAAAGAACTTATGAAACAAGAGGAGATTGATATTAGTTATTATAATATTAAGGCAGGAGACAGGATTTATGACAAGATATGCTATCCATCAACTTCGGATTTGAACTATAAGGTCATTGATTCCGTTGAGCAATGGTTCGGATTCTTGAGATTAAAACTAAGGAATGAAACTATTTAATGACAGATATTAAGATTGAAATAGATGAGACCTTGGAAAAGGAATTGTTTAAGAACATTGAGAAGTTTCAACAGAAGTTCCCACAAGTCTTGGCTGAGATAATTGAGGCTTGGGCTAATGAAGTTGTAAATTATGCGAGAACGAATTTTAGATATTTGACGCCATGGGAAATAAGGCAACCAACAGGGAATCTTTTAAATTCGTTAAGAGTCAAGATTGAATTATCAAAAGATAGGATTGTGAATGCTGAAATCATAGCAGGCGGTAGCATAGGCGAAGTGAGTCAAGAATCGAAAGGATTAGCAGGCATAACCGCTGATGTGCCTTATGCTGTTTATGTTGAATTTGGGACTGAACATTCAAGACCAAATCCATATCTGAAACCTGCGGTTGAAAGTTTGTTGCCTAAATTAAATGAGAGATTAGGACAGGCATTTACAAAATTGAGTTTATGAAATGAAGGAAATAAAGGAATACATCTATAATCGTTTGGTTAGCGATGCGACATTGGAAGCTCTTTTGGGAGCGACAGGCAACGATAAAAGAGTTTATCATTTAGGAGCTGAAGTTGATTATGAGGTCAATGAAAAGAAAAAAGGATTTATTATCTATTATACAAATCAGGGTGCGCAGACAGATGAATTGGATTCTCAGACATTACCACCAATCTCTGTGACTTTCGATGTATATGCGAATTCTTGGAATGATGCTGAACTAATATCAGCACAAATAGATGTGCTTTTTCCTGTTATTCTGGATTTTTCAACAACAAATTACCGCTGTTTTAATATAAGAAAAGAGAATCGAATTGACGGACTTCCGTCAGACATAGGAGCGAAAAGAATTACGGTAAGGTTTCGCTTAAGTTCAATAATAAAATGAAAGGAGGATACAAATGACGGCAGATAAAACTAAAATAGTAATTCCCGGACCAAACACAATAACAATATATTCAGAAAATTTAAGTCTTTTGAATGTGGCAACGGCTTCAAGGGCAAGGGCAAGCAATGTCGCCACATTGGTTACAAGCACCGTTCACGGATTTCTTGCTGGAGACCAAATATATATATGTCTTTTGGGTGGGACTGGTTATAACGGATATTATGTTATTGCAACCGTTCCAACTACAACTTCGCTTACTTATGCTAATACTGGAGCTAATGAAAGCGTAACGGGAGATACGGCTGGAAGAATTTCAAATAAAATAATCGGACACACAGAAGATGGGGCGGTAATTAATTTTAAATATAGTTACAAAGAATTAAAAACGCATAATAGTGGTGATAATGCCATCGGGTCTGTTTGCTCAGGGCTTAATGTAAGTTTTGAAATTAAGGCGTGTGAATTCGATAGACAAATGATTCGTAAACTTGGATTTCCTTTTGCTACGCACGCAGCTTCTGATTTTGCTCAAGCAGAAGTTGATATTATGGGGGAAATATGCAAGATTCTTAATAGTATTAGAATTCACCTTGATGCTGACGAAGCAGACGAAACTCACGACTGGGTATTAAATATGGTTGAATTGAAAAATGATTCAGTAAAAATAGTCGATAAGATTGGTGAGAAATGGGTTGTCGACATTAAAGGCGAGTGTCTATATCTCGATACTGCCGATTCATTCCTTTATGGTGTGCCTGTTTAAAAATAAATTAAATTAAGAAAGGAGTAAATTCAAATGGCTGATAAAACCAAAATCGTCAAAGGTGGTCCGGTTACGGTTACTATAAATTCAACAGATTTGAGTTTAACAAATACCATTGTTGGACATAATGAAGACGGTGCGACGATTACCTTTAAATATGGATATAAAGAAATTAAGACACATAACAGTGGAGATACAGCTATTGCGAGTGTTTGCAATGGACTTCTTGTAACCTTTGAAATGAAAGCTTGTGAATTTGATATTGCTGATGTTCGTAAGCTTGCATTTCCGTTTGCATCACCCACTTCAACAACTTTCACACAAGCGTTGTCTAATGTTATTGGAAAAGTATGCAAAGTCCTTAATACGGTTAGAGTTCATCTCGATGCTGACGGCTCGGCTGAAACTCATGACTGGCTATTAAATTCACTTGAATTGAAACCCGACACAATCAAAATCGTTTCAAAGATTGGTGAGAAATGGGTTGTCGACATTAAGGGCGAGTGTCTATATCTCGATACTACCGATTCATTTACTTATGGCGTGACCGTGCCGTAATCAATAATGAAATGAGAGGAAGTTATGGAAAAGGAAGTACTTAATCTCGGTGCTATTTTGCCTAAAAAAGAAAAGGTTATCGTTCTTGATGGGAAGGAATATCCTGTTAGAATCAATGTCCTTGTGTGGTTGAAACATCTGGATAGGTTCAAGAATATACCAAAACTCAAAGAAGATGGGCTTACGGATGAAGAGAAAAAAGAATTATTAAAAAAACAGGAAGAAGAGTTTAGGAAAATTTTGCCCACTCTTGATATTAAAGATATAATCGAGACATCTGTCCCCGGACTTAATGTTGATAAATTATCTGTTCAGCAACTGATAAAAGTATTTATCTTCATAATGAACGAGACCGCTGAAGAGTTCAAGTCTGGACTTCCACAGGATTTAATTGAAGGGCAAGACATAAAAAAAAATATAATCGAATAGCAATTATAGATGTCGGTTACATTCTTTCCCAATATTCTTTTCTTTCAGGATTGACGATTGAGCAAATCCTTAATCTTCCTCTAAGACATTTCGTCTTAACTTACAACTTTTTTAACAAGATTTATGCTGATAATTTATTAATGTTACATCAGGCGATATGGGGCGATGAAGAATTTTTTGATAAGCTCAAAGAATCTTCTTATATTTGCAATAGCCCTGAGACAAAGAGAATAGAATTATTAACCACTGAGTTTTATAAAGAAATGACTGAGGAGCAAAAATAATGGCTGATGTTGAGCTGGGTCGATTAAAATACAAGGTCATTGCTGACGATACGGAAGCACAAGGGGCTTTCAGTAAGTTATCGCAATCCATTTTTAATCTAAAAAATCTAATATTGAGTTATATTTCTATTAGAATGTTTAGTAGTTTAATTCGAGATGCGGGAGAATTTGCAACAAAACTTAGCCAGATGTCTGCTGCAGGTGTTGAGCATTTGGGTAAGGTCAGTGATTCGATTGAAAAACTTTCTATTGAGTTTGGCAAGGGATTAAAAGAACAGGCTGAAGGATTTTATAAGGGACTGAGAAGTGGAATTGATGAGGCTAATCTTGCCGAGTTTATGCAGACCGCAAACAAATTGGCTGTTACAAGTTCGACTGATTTAAAGATTGCGGTTAATGCTCTGGATTCTGCAATAGATACTTATGGATTGAGCGTTCAAGATGCGGCTACTGTTGCTGACAAATTGTGGAAATCGGCACAAAAAGGCGAGATAGAATTAGGAGAATTATCTTCAGCTTTAACTCAAGTTGCACCACTTGCTAAAGAAGCAGGAGTTTCGTTTGATGATTTATTGGCTTCTTTGACAACGATGACTTCAAGAGGCATTTCCACATCTAAAGCGGCAATGACTATTCAAACATTAATAGCGGAATTAGTTACGCCCTCAGAAGAACTGGCAGCCACACTAAATTCTCTTGGAATAGAAATAGGGATGGCTGGAATTAAGTCTTATGGACTAACGAATATAATGAATCAGTTATATGGGGCGGTAAATAGCAATTCAGATGCTTTTGCTCAGTTTTTCCCTGGTGCGAGAACTATGGGCGGTTTACTTACTCTGGTTTCAGATAATGGGGCGAAATTAAATACTAATCTTATTGATATTCAAGGCTCAATGGGAGCGCTTGATGAATCGTTTAAAAACTTCAAGGGGTCAACGGATGCCTTAAAACTTAATCAGATGAAAGCTGAATGGGATGCGATAAAGACAACGCTTGGAACTTGGGCTTCTAAAATTTGGACTACAGTGGCAGAACCAATATTAAAAACAATGGTGGCGATAATTGATAAGATTAAAGAATGGTATAACGTAATAGCAGACGAATTGTCACCTGCATTTAGCATAGCTAAAGACATTTGGTATGATGCAATGTATGGTGAAGACGGAATAATAACGCTTTTAAAAAAGGGAGAGACAGAAGCGGCAATGGCGAAAATGGGTAAAATGATAAATGATATGTGGCATGTCATTTGGTATGGCGGAAAGGATAGTGGCGGACACGAATATAAGGGATTAAAAAGTGTGGTTGACGGTGCATTTGCGTCTATAAATTGGATAGCAATATTTAACACGGCTTTTGCAGCTATTAAAGGACCAGCATTAGAATTGGGTAAAATAATTGGACAGGGTGTTTTAGAGGGCATCTATGCAGTTCTTAAGGCTCCTATTGAGGGATTAGGTGAATGGGTTGGGAATATGTTTTGGAACGCTTATTATAAACTTGCAAATAATGCCCCTATAATAACATATGAGGCGGGGAGATCGCAAATAACTCAAG